CGCGTGCATGGGATTCCGAAGGGCGTGAATAAGATCAGGCTGTATCACCCAACGATTTACATCATGGACGAAGCGGCTTTCTTGCCCGAGGCGGAGCAGTGCTATAACGCGGCACAGCCTGTAGCCAAGCAGATCATTGCGATTAGCTCTGCAGGGCCTGGCTGGTTCGGAGAACAGTGCAGCCTTTAGGCTATCCTGCCGCATTCGAGGGCAAGCGTGCCATCCCTTCCAAGGAAGTAACCGACTTAATGCTGGAATTGCTCGATCTGAAACCAGGCGAAAAGCTGCTGGAGATAGGCACAGGCTCAGGCTATCAGACCAAGCGATTCGCGGAGACTGGCGCAGAGGTACACACCATTGAGCTTGAACCGTGGATTGACCCGACGGTCGATGTTGGCGAGTGCGTGTTCGGCTATTACGGCGATGGGAGCGAGGGAATTAGTTCCGCCGCGCCGTTCGCTGCATTCGTCGCCACCTGCGGAGTCGCCGAAATTCCCCGCGAATGGGGATTACAGCTCGCCGATGGAGGTCGTGGAGTTGTTCCCATTGGAGACGGGTTCGGGCAGAAGCTCACGCTTCTTCGCAAAGGACAAGGCGGGGAATTGGTTCCGATTAGAGTAGCCGCCTATGTCCGTTTCCAGATGCTTCGCAGCAAGCCAAAACCACAACCAGTGAGGCCGCATTATGCACATAAATCCGGCGAATAAGGGCAAGTTCACAGCTAAGGCGCACGCCAAGGGCGAAGGCGTTCAGGAATATGCCAATGAGAAAGCGCACGCGGGCGGCAAGCTAGGCGAGGAAGCCAATTTCGCGCGGATGGCGAAGCGGCGCTTCAAACCGCTGCCCAAGAACCAAAAGAAGTCAGCATTTTACGGTGAGTGATGCCCTGGACTCGGCAGCAGGTCAAATATCTGCTTTCCAGCGGATCGCCACTTTCGGGCGCCCAGCAGACGAAAATGAAGGGTGAATTGCACGCAAATCCGGCGATGGGCCACAAGCGCAAAGGAAGCGCAGCGCTCAAGAAATCCAAAGCGTTCTATGGCGAGCGATGATCGCCTCAGCGCCAAACAAGGCGGCTATATGGAACTCCGCGGAGCGCGAAAGGATGGCGATTGCCGCAAGCTGGCTGTGGCTGGCGGGATTAGCCTGCTGCTTGGCTGCTGCAACCTGTTTGAGCCGAAATCGCCGGCGGTTGACCGGTTCCGCTGCGAAGACTGCGAATATCACCTAGACAAGAGAGACGCGTTCTTTGGCCGGTAAAGCGTGGCTTGTAACTCATACCGAGACACAGTTCGACAAAGAAGGCCGCGTGCATGGGCATCTTGACCCGCCGCTGTCCGATGGAGGGGAAAGGCATGCAGACCGCATCGCCAAATCTTTCAAAGGGAAGTCTGTTTCTCGCATCCATACTTCACCGCGTAAACGCGCTGTGGCTCTGGCTAACAAAATCGGCAAGGTCACGGGCGCTAAGGTTCAGGTTGATGGAGACCTTGAGCCGTGGCGCTTGGGGTCGCTATCGGGAGCGAAAACTAATTCGGTGCGGCCTGTTCTCGATTTCTTTAGCAGACGTCCGAGTCGCGCAATTCCAGGCGGAGAAGCAAAGGCCGAAGTCTTGAAGCGTTATCAGCGATTCCACAAGAAAATCAAGCATGGCGATGTCGTTGTCGGCCATTCGCAGCACTCCCTAGCCTTGCAGCACGTTCAAAAGGGCGGAGACGCCTCAAAGGTTCCCATGTTTGGCGGTAAAGCAGGCGAAGTGAAGGAGATCAACCTATGATTAAAGCCAAAGGGCGTCCAATAACCGGCTCGCCCATGAAGCAGAGCAATAAGCGCCCATTCGTGCCGAACGCCAAAGACACCTCAGCCAACGAGGAGACGTTTATCGCTCAGGCCCCCATGCCGTTTAAGGACTCAAGTTCGCTGGCGCAGTCCATGCCCGGAACCGCTGCGCCCGGCGGAGTCTCGACCAAAGAGCCGAAGATTGCCTCGGGCCTGCAGCATTCCAATATTGGCGTAAGGTCTGCGCGCAAGCGCGGGCGCCACGCCAGCTTCTACGGAGAGTGACATGGCGACAGTGCTGAATACGTACAAGGTCATCTATCACTTCGAAGTCGGCGGCAAGAAGTCTGGCGTTGAGTATTCCGATTACGTGCAGGCAACCGCCAGCGATTACAACTCGATCCGCACCGTGCTGAGCAATAACAGCAAACTCAAGGCGGGAACTCTGGTAATCGACAGCGTGAACGAAGTGGGCCACGGAGACGGCGCGATTGCCTGAAGTGGTTTTTCCGCATCGCGGCATCCAGACTTGGACGAATCCGCACGGCATTACCATCTTCCGTTTGCACTACTCTGCCGACGAGGAAAAGACTCCGGAATGGGCAGCTAAGCAGCGGTCTGCCATGACCAATCCCGCCGATTATGAGCAGGAGTTCGAAATAAACTTCTCGGCGAAGCTGGGCACGCTCGTTTACCAGTTGCACGAAGAGGCCACGCTTGAGAATAGCTTCCCAATCCCTGCCAACTGGACACGGTACTACGCGCTCGACCCTCATCCCGTCGTGCCGCATGCGCATCTGTGGATTGCGGTCGATCCGTGGGGCGATGCCTGGGCGTACCGCGAACTCTGGCCGAGCAAAATCTATGGCCTGAGAGGCAGCGCGCCCGAAGATGACAACCGGTTCGGGATCAAGCATTACGTGGAGACCGTGAACTGGCTGGAATCGAAAGAAAACCCGCAGAATTCCGGCAAAGACGAATTGATTTATAAGCGCGTAATTGATTATGCGGCGCGCGCGATGGGGCAGGGCTTCTTTGACGAGAATCCGGAATATAACTTCCAGAAGCGCTATGAGGATTTGACGGGATGGCGGTTTGAAGACTGCATCAAGGACAATACGGCTGGGCCTGAGGCCGTTAACGAATGGCTCAAACCGCGCGATGTCGAGCAGCCGGACGGATCATTCAAGCCAAAGTCACGCCTGCACATCTTTCAGGATACCTGCCCTGAGCTCGTGCACGAACTGAAAACCAATCGCTTCCAGCAGTTGACGCCCACGATGGCGGAACGCTCAGATCCCATCGGCAAGCCGCAAGCTAAACGCAATCACCTTACCGACGATTTGAAGTATCTGTGCATGGCGGGATTGGAATACGTCGCGCCCGTCAAGATGCAGAGCACATGGAAACCAATCCACGCAGGAGTGAACTATTAGTTCTGCCGGCGGCATTCCAGGCACTTCTCAAGCGGCGCCAGCCGTAAAGTCCTCTGCCGATACCGACAGCCTTGTTGCGGACGTGATTGATAGGCGCAACGAGTCTCGCCGATACATGCAGATCAACTACTGGGACGCCTGGGAGGACGTTTATAGAGCGTCAAAGTGCCGCACCAAGCCAATCATGGTGACGGACAAGACCGGCCTTCAGGTCGAAGACAAAACGCGCACGAATGTTGCCATGCCGGAATTAAGCCTGATTGTGCGCCGCAACACAGCCCGTCTGACAGCCAATCCGCCGCAGATTAATTACACCTGCGAAGAGGATGGCGATTACGCTCTAGCCGACCGGCTGACGGCATGGAGTTACCAGCAATTTGACCGTTCGGGCGAAGCGATGGAGCACCGCAAGCTCGTGCAATCGGCGGAAACCTTCGGCTGGGGTGTAAGCAAGCTCTACTGGGACACGGTGGAAGTAGACCGCATGTTCTACCGCGGATTCGGCAAGCAGGAAAAAGGCTATTCCATCGACCGCGCGGGCATGATGCGTCTGCAACGCAAGCCGGACGATGAAATATCGGCTGCTACCAAGCTGGGAGGGCAAGAGCTTTCCGATGACGAAGTAGCGCAGGGCATTCAACAATTCGGCAATACGGCGCAGGTCCCCAATCGTGTCACCCAGTTTGAAGGCCCGGTTTCCAAGAACGTATTTATCGGCGATTTCTTCATGGAGCCCGGCGCCGCGTCGCTCAATAACTCCGGCTGGGCAATCGAAAACTACTGGGAATCGGATGTCTGGCTGAAGAAGATGGGCGAAAAGACCTACATCGACCCAGACAGCAATAAGGAACTGCCCATCTTCGACAAAAAGGCCATTCAGGAATTGGCCGACATGCCTTCGTGGCAGCCGATTTACCAGCAGCAACCGTTTGACTTGCGCTCGCGACTACGCGTGAACGCGCTAGGCCAGACACTGCCGCTCTGGCCGACCAAGCTACTTCGCGGTAAGCGTTACGACATCCTTGAGTGCCACACCAAAGACAAAGACGGCCAGTTCTGGATTGAGTGGATCGGCAACGAAAAGGTTTACCTGGGCAAGATGCCGTATCCGTGGACCCTCTATGGCAAGTATTGCTACACCGAATTTGTGCCACTGTTTGACCTGCTTTCGGCCTATGGAGATTCGACGCCGCTGCTACTTCGCCATCTGTGGCTTTTGCACAACAGCATTGTGGGTTCGCGCCGCGACCTTGTAGCTAATATCCTGCGCCCGCTCATGAAGGGAAAAGTAGGCATGGATGTTCCGGATGAGCAAATCGACCGCGCGCTGTTCCGAATCATTCAAATGCGCAATCCGGATGACCTTCAGCCGATGATGGACGCGATGGACACGGCTCCAGCCATTGCCGCGGCGAGCGAAGAGGAAGCGCAAAACCTGCGCATGATGGGACTGGCTGAACCAAGCCTGAATAACGTCGAGGCGGGCAGCGATGTGAATCCGCAGGCGGGCAAGACAGCAACGACAGCCGTACTCGCGGCGAAGTCGGCGGACGCACTGACTCAGTTCAAGATTGATTCTCTCGCCTGGTATCTAAAGGAATCGGGCGAAAAGAAGCTCGCCATGCTGCAGCAGACCGAGCCTGAGACGGACGATGATGGAAACTACAATCCCATCGCTATCGATCCGAAGTACGCGAATATGGCCGCGGCGGTCTCCAAGACGGAGGGCTTAAGCCAGCGCTGGGGCAAAGCCGCCCGGGTGAATCTTGACTTCATGGAATTGCAGCAGGAGATACAGGTTGAACCCGCAGCGATGTCGATGCTATCCGTGGATGATGATATTCGGCGTACGGCGGCCCTGCAGCTTGTGCAGATGGCCGCGCAGATGCCGCATGTGGTTGACCCGTATTATTCGGCCAAATTCTACGCTTCGACCATTCGCGGGATTGATCCCGATAAGGCCGTTCCTCCGCCCACGCCTCCGACTCCGGCGCCGCCGAAGGTAAGCGTAACCGTGGCAGTCAAGTGGCCCGAACTGCCCGCCGAAGCGCAGGCGCAAATCCTGCAGGCTGGCGGCGCGCAAATCGGCCCGCAGACAATGCAGGAGCTTCAAATAAACGACACGCTTAAGGGCATTGCCAAGATGTCGGAAGCGTCGGACCATGCCAATAATTTGATGTCCACCGGCGACGAACCGGATACGAACATGACAAAGGGAGTGGGCAATGCTGCGCCTGGCAGAAGCTAGTACGCTCTTTGACGCGCTGGAAGATCCGCTATTCCGTCCGGCGCTTGAAGGATTTTTCGGCGAGCAGAAACGGGGCGTGCTTGAGCATCTGCTGACAGCCGTGCGCAGGAGCAATCGCGACACGATGGCCGAGGCGAGGCTGGCAGGCAAGGCCGAAGTCTATGACGAAATCATGGGCGATCTACTCAGATTTGCGGAAAAGAACGTAAGGGAATCGACTCAATAGGAGGAGTCAATGCGAAGCGTTTACAGAGTGAACTATTTTGTGGCGGGCGGAGTTCCGAAGTCGGCATTTGTCTGCGCCGAAGACGGGAATGACGCTTCGGATTTTATCGGCGTGCGCGACGGTTCAGCGCAGGCGACTGAAATCGCGCGCAATGTGGAAGTGATTGGCATCGACGCTCCGCATGAAGCGCTTGCTCCGCTGCCGATTAACGTGGCTCCTGTGCAGCCGCAGCGCCAGCTTACGGATGCGGAATTGGCGAAGGTTCGCGCATTACTTGCGACGATTACGCCCGCACCAGCACCGGTTGCACCGGAGGCCGTCCATGCTTTGCAGCCTCAAGGAGAACCCGCTTCCGCCGATTCTGCGGCATTTGAGATCCACTAAAAAATTTCTCGCGGGACCAACCCGTGCGCAGCCGGACCCACCGGCAAAGGAGAAGTAGATGGCAGATATAACCGAAGCGCCCATTCAAGACGAAATTGCCGAGTCTTTGCTGGGCGAAGAGGTTCAAGAGCAGCCTGCTGAGCGAGAGCCCGCAGCCGAGCAGCAGGAAACTCAAGAGCCCGAAGCTGAGCAAGCGCCACAAGAACAAGCCGAGGAACAGACCGACGACTGGCTCCCGAGCGAGCAGGAGAAGGTGTTTCCCGACGAAGTTCTCCAGCGCTACGCGCAGCGTTATGGACTGGACGCGAACAGGCTTTCAGACCCACTGATCCGCCAACTCGTCCATGACAAGATCAATTCCGACATTCTGATTCAGCAGCAACGCGAGCAGGAACAGCAGGCGGTCGAGCCCGAGGAACAGGCGGAGGAACCAACCCTTCAGCCGCAACCTCAACAACTCGATCGTGCGCAGTACTTCCAACAGCTTGAACGCGCGGTTCAGGAACGAACGGACCCGGAAGTGGCGAAGCAGTTTCATGCCGACTTCCTGAAATCGTTCGGCGTGCCCGATGCGGAAATCGCCAAGATTCCGCCGCAGCAGGCCATCCAGTTCACGCAGACAGCCTCGAAGTACATGCTGAACCTGATGAATACCTTCATGGACGATTTGCTGGGAGCGCGTCTGTCTCAGCAAATCGGGCAAGTCTTCCCCGGATTCGGAGATATGTACGAGCGGTCGTCTCATGCGATGGCATGGGACAACGTGCGTAATTCCAATCCGGCCTATGCGAGTCTTCCGGCATACGGAACAAAAGAGTTCAGTTCGACTCTGAGAGCCGCAGCCGCAAAGATTCCGGGCTTCGATGAAATGCAGTTCACAGACGCCAAGGGCAAGCCGCTTTCCCCGCAAGAGAACGCGGCGCGGAAATACTCCATGCTGGCGCAAATCGCCTCGAATCCCAATGTCGATCCGCAGGCTTTGCAGCGTGCGGCCGCAGCGGGCGCTAACAACGCTCGCCGGGCGGCGGTGCGCCGCAGTAACGGCAATCTCGGCTCCGGGCAATCCAAAGCATCCTCGGGCCAAACCGGTTCCAGTAAGTTCCAGAGCAATACCGACATCTTTGACGATGAAACGATGGCGCTCTGGAACAAGGAACATGGCCGGCTCTGAGGAAAAGGAGCTAGACAGTGGCACTGCAAGTAGCACGCAGCTTCAACCAGTTCGTCACTGACACAACCAACGTCCGCGACGTGTCCGAGCAGATGGTTTTGCTTGAACCCGATGCGGCGCCTCTGTTTGTGCTGACGAACAAGGCCAAGAGAAAGCAGCCGACCATCGGCCCGCGTTTTGAGTGGGTCGAGGATAACGAAGTCAGTCTGTGGGGGCAGTCCTCGCAGACGGTCGATTATTCATCGGCGGCAACGAACATCCTGGTTGCGGACGGCACGCTGTTCGGAGTGGGCGACATCGTGGCGGTTCCGAAGGCGCAATCATCTTCGGCCGCTCCCGAAGTCTTCCTCGTCACAGCGATCTCGACCAACACCCTAACCATTACGCGAGGCGTGGGCTCCTCGGGCGCGGACACGATCTCCGCAACCGGGTCTCTGCGCATTCTCGCTTCGGCGTTCAAGGAAGACGACAACATCGGGCAACAGCGCTACACGGCGAAAACCGTGCAGATCAGCTATGCCCAAATCTTCAAGACGCCGGTAAAGGTCACGCACACAGCCGCTTCGACAAAGCAGTACGGGGCGCCGCAGGGTGAGCGCAAGTATCAGCTTGTGAAGTCGCTTATCCGGCATCGCTCGGAAATCGAAGCAGCGGGCCTGTGGTCGCGCGCGTCCGAGTCGCTCAATTCTCCATCCTCGCGGTGGACGACAATGGGCTGGCTCTCTCGCATCGCCACCAACAAAACCGACGCCTCCACCACAGCCACGATCACCACATGGAACACGTTCTCAGAGACATGCTTCCGGTACGGCGAAAAGCAGAAGCTGCTTCTCTGCGCACCCAAAGTGATTTCTGCCCTCAACTTCTACTCGCAGAACAAGCTGCTGACGCGAGTGGGAGACACGGTGTTTGGCGTCAAAATCGCCCGCTTCGAAATGGCGCTGGGCGAGTTCATGCTGGCGAACGACTACCGCTTGGGCACGTCCGATATCGGCTTCCCCGGCGGCAATTCGTTTGCCACACACGCCTATTCCATCGACCTTCCCTCGGTCGCCATGCGCTATTTGCAGGGCGGCGGCGACAATCTCATCGGAGACACCAAGCTCTATGAGAACGTCTTGCCGGATGGCTCGACAACCCGAACCGACGAATACCGCTCCCAAGTCGGCTGGGAGATTCGTCACGAAAAGAAGCATGCGTGGATGTTCGATCTGTCTGCGTATGCCTGATAAGAATTACTACAGGCGCGCCGATGGCTGACAGGTAACAATAAATAAGACCATTTTTGTACCCAGTAACAGGGAGGGGGCTCCGGCCCCCTCTTTTTGAAAGGACTTTATGGCTCAACAGTGGAAATGCACCGCATGCGGCAAGAAATTCGGCATAGGCGAATGGAAGTGCGCCGACGAAATTTCTAATCACGTTGTCGAAGAAAAGACTTACAGGTCCGCTGACGCACCGAGCGATCCGGGCCATCCTGCCAATGGCGGCATGGACTCACGGCGCGACGGACAGACGGTAGTCTGCAATATCCCGCCTGCGCGCAAGATGGGCGAAGGCGCGGATGTGCGCTGGGTTGGCGAAGGTTCGGTTACGTTCATTCGCGGGCGCTTTGCCACCTCCGATCCCGAGCAGCAGTACTGGCTCGACAAAAAGCCCGGCTACAACGTCACCGAAGAACAATGGGCCGCGGCATGGCTTTCGGACGGCCAGAAGCTCGAAATGGAAAAGATGCAACTCAAGGCGGAGCGCCAGCGGCTGGAGAATGACCGCAACGAACTGCTTGCGCAGACCAAGCAGAAAGTAGGGGCGGCGGCCTAATGGCGATTTGCTCGAATTGTGGAGCGGAAGGCACTCGCGTACGCTCGCGCTGGAATGAAAAAGGAGCACAGCTACCCGACGAGTGCCCTTCCTGCGCTCCCGGTTCGTTTGAGAAGTTCACCGCCCCATCGGACAAGAAGATTTGGATGGGCTTTGAGGCAAATCCGAATCAGTACGAAAAGCGGTACGACTCAGACGGCGTGTTCTATCTTCGCAAGCCGGAGTATCGCGCCGAGCAAGAACAGCGGCTCAGCTCAGAAACCGAGGACGAGAAGGACGCCCGACTGCGTGCGGAAGCAAAGAAGCGCTCCGAACGCCGCACGCGCCCAATGGACCCGGACGAGTTGCTTATGGCGGTCAGGAAAGCTGCCGACTATGCCCAGGCGCTTGAGGAATCGGGAGGGACGTTGAATTGAATCAGGCACAGTGGGACAAGAGCGTGCGCAATCTCCTGCTAAGCGCAGATGGGCGCGCAGCACTGAAGCGCATCGGCGGAATTGACGTTGAGATTGCCAAGGATGCCGAGCAAGCCGAAAAACCGACCGTGGCGATTCTGTGCCCGACCTATCGGGCTCCCGAACCGCAGATGACCGATTCTCTCTCTGCGATGGTGCGCTATACACGCGAAAAGGGCGAAGCGATTGTCTATGCCGGCGCGCCTGTGTGCGCTTCGGTGGTTCATTGGTCGCGGAATTGGCTGCTGAGCGAACAGCTAAAATCCGGCAAGCCCTGGACGCATGTGCTTTTCATCGATGACGACATGGTGGTTACTCCCGATTCGCTTGAAAAACTGCTCAGCCACGGCAAGGACATCGTGGGCGGACTTTGCACTAAACGCACCGATCCGCCAATCCCCAATATTCGCTTCTACGACAAAGACAGCGGCGAGACGCGCCAGATATGGGAATGGCCGGAAGACAGCCTCGTGGAAGTCGATGCAGTCGGCACGGGATTGCTTCTGCTTTCGCGGCACGCATTGGAACAGGTCGCACAGGCTTACTTCGACTGCCTCTACGAGAAAGAGTTTTACGGGTTGGCGGGCGAGAAACTCGAAAACATCAAAGCGGAGCGAGTGCGAGCCTTCGATGAGGACAAGATTTGTTACTGGTTCCGATTCCTGCCCACGCCGCGGCACAACATCGAAATGGGAGAGGATATTTCCTTCTGCTTCATGGCGCAGCGCTATTGCGGCCTGAAGATTTACGCCGACACGTCGGTACAGCCGGGCCACATCGGACAGTATCCGTTCTCTATCCGCGATTTCCTGCCATACCGCGAGCACTGCATCGAAACAGCCAAGCGCGAAGGGCGTTACAAAGCACAGCCGTTGCTTTCCTCGGAGCTTCAGGTTGTCGGCTAAACCGGCCTACGAATATAACGCGCAGCGGTGGTCGGACATCCAAGAGCATCTCCCGCGGCTATTCGCAGCGGCCTCGCAGCATTGCGTAGAGATCGGCGTGCGCACCGGAATGTCCACATCGGCGCTTCTGGCTGGAGTCGAACAGCGCGGCGGTCACCTGTGGAGCTTTGACGTAAACGATTGCCCGGTATTCAAGGGGCATCCGCAATGGACGTTCACGCGCATGGATACCGTGAAAGACGCCAAGTTCGCGCTCGAATACATCCCCGTCTTCGTCAATGTGCTGTTTGTCGATGGCGATCATACGTACGGAGGTGCGCTGTCCGATTTGGTGAACTTCGGGCCGCGGGCCAATACCATCTTCGTGCATGACACCGATGCGCCGGACTTTCCGGGGGTACGCAAGGCTGTAGAAGAGTTCGCCAAGAAATTCCAGCGCCGCGTGACATATCACCCCGGCAGCTATGGGATGGCGGAAATCGTATGAGAATTGCCGCGTTTTATTCGGATTCGCCTTTTGCCGGATGGGTGCAGGCGGAAGGCTTCTGCGACGTGCTGAAGCGCATGGGACATGACGTGGTGAGCATCGGCGTGCCGCCGGTAAGCAAGATCAGCAAGGGAGACGCCGCCAAGATCAACAAGCCAATCGCCAGTTGCGATTTGGCGATCGTGTCCGGGCCGGAACATCTGCGCAAATGGATAGAGGCTTTTTATCCGAACTGGAAAGAACTCACCATGCCCAAAGTGGCCTGGTATCACGAGAGCTTCGTGCGCGAAGACTACAAGCTCAACTACTCGGATTATGAAGGCATGTTCGATTTCCATTTCTTCCCCGACCGCGACGATGCGGAGAAATACAAGGGAGATTTCCTGCCGCTGGGCGTCGATACGGAGATTTTCAAGCCGGCGCCGGTTGTCGAGCGCGATATTCCCGTTGCCTTTATCGGCCTGATGTATCCCAAGCGAGCGCGGTTTGTGGAAGAACTAAAGCCGCATCTGGGCGGTACCGACTTGCAACTCCGCTGCGCGATTCAGTCGGAGAAGGGAATTATTCCTTCGATTTCCGTGTTCGACTTCGACGGCCTGAACGTGCGCAAGTCCATGCACCTGCTGGCTGAGACGTACCGCCGAATCAAGGTGTTCGTCACGTTCCCGAGCGTTTCCAATGTGCTTGTGGCAAAGGTTCTGGAAAGCATGGCGTGCGGCTGCGCTCTCGTTGCTCCGCCGCAACCCGTCGATCTCCAATATTTCAAATACGAAGGTGCGTATCAGTGCGCGCAGATGATACGCAAAGCGCTGGAACGTCCTGTGGTTTCGTATCCGCACGGGCACGAGATGGAAAATCGCTTCGACCAAATCTTCCAGAAGGTGGGCGTATGCGTATCCTAGTGGCCGGTGGCGGCGGGATGATCGGCTCGAACATCGTCCGCCTGCTAGACGGGCAAGCCTTTACAGCAGACCTTCGCGCCACGCGCCACGACCTGCGCGATACGTTCACCTGCGAAACGGTTGCACGCAACATGGACGTGATTTACGACTGCGCGGCGCCAACTCGCGGGATTGGCAGTCACGACTTCTCGGACGTAGCACGCATCCCGTTAAACCTTCTCGCGCAGCGGCCCAAACATTTCGTCTACGCCTCAAGCTCTTGCGTCTATCCCGATAATGCAACCATTCCCACGCCTGAATTTGAAGGCTTTGACGCTGAGCCCGAGGCGGCTAATCGCGGCTACGGCTGGGGCAAGCGTGTCGGGGAACTGGCGTGCCGCTATTCGGGCGTGGCTTGCACGATTGTGCGCCCATCGAATGTCTATGGCCCTTCGTACGATTGGTCGAATCCCGTGAAGCACGTCATTCCTTCGCTGATTGAGAAAATGCTTACGGGCCGGGATTTGACGGTGTGGGGCAGCGGCGAACAGACGCGCTCTTTTCTCTACGAAGAGGACTGCGCGCGCCTGATAATTGCACTTTCCAGGCATACCGGGATCTTCAACATGCCTGGCGAAGAAATCACCGTCCACGAACTGGTAACGAAGCTGGCAAACATCATGGGCTTTCAGGGTGAGATTTATTTCGATACATCGCGCCCGGAAGGCCCGAAACGCAAGCTGCAGGACGATACGAAACTGGTTAGCGTTCTCCCGAATTGGGAGCCAAAGGTTTCGCTGGACGAAGGATTGAGACGAACCATAGAGGCTGCAAGTGACGCGTACAGAAATCATCAACTTAGCCAATCAGCTCACCGAGCGTAAGGGCGAGAAGGTTTTAGACCTTCAGACGCTCTATCGGTTTGTGCTGCAGGACATCTGTAAGCGGCAAAGGTTTTGGTGGCGGCGCGTTCAGGTCAATTTCAACATGACAATCAACACGCCGACTTACGACCTGACTAGCGCCGCTTTGTTTCCATCTCTCGCGCAACTAGCGATTGAAGAAATCACGAAATTTACGATCATCACGTCGCCCAATCCTTTACAGACCGCCGAACTCGTCGCGGTATTCGACCCCGAAACCGTGATTGAGATGCAGAACGATACACAGACGCAGCAGCCGGGGCGATACACAATACAACCTGGAAGCTCAAGCATATTGCTCGTTGATCCGCCGGACGCTGCCTATGATTCGTACATCATCGGCTGGGCCATGCCGAATCCTCCCTCGGATACGACGGACGACTCCGTGCCGCTGATCCCCACTTGGGGCCATAACACCGTTGTCTCAGGGCTAATGGCGAAGATTTTCCGCTTCGCTTACGGCTCAAAGAATGAAAAGGCGATGGATGCCGCTGCGGAATACGAGCAGGGCATTCAAGACCTCGAATCGAAGCGCTGGTTCGATCCGAATTACCGCTCGCAGCTTTCTCTTGCCGAGGATGCAGTCCGCTCGACCTGATGGCACCGCTTAGGCCGTTCGAACAAATAGATGCAGGCGGAGTAGACAGCCGCTCGAATCCTATCAATATGCCGCGCAATCGGGCGCTGCGCTGCCTGAATTGGGTTCCGCGGCAAGCCGGATTTTGGGAATTGCGCTGGGGATATTCGACTGTAACCATGAGTACGGTTTCCGCTTCCTTAATCAGC